AGAAAATTCAATCTATAAAGTAAATGGATCTCAAGCTGTTAAAATGGTTAAGGATTACCTAAGATATGATATCTCTGAGGGATTAACCGAATTCTTAGACGGAGAACAAAAACTTAAGTCTATCATGATCAATGACAGAACTAAAGTATTAGAAAACATTTCTAGAGTAGAAGAGCAAATCAATAAAGTTGAGAGCTTAATGGAAAACAATCCATTATATGCAGCTTCGAAAGAAATGAAATCTGCACATTCTTTACTTAATAACGAACTTTCAGTATTGAGAGAAAAATGGAATCAAATCAATATCGAATTAGACAAAGTTGAAAGCACTCCTGAGGTTGAAACTCTATCCGAAGATGAAAAATTTAACATTGGAGATTATATTAAAGTTAAAGAATCAGGAGAAACAGGAAAGATCATATCCGTAGACGGTTCATCTGGTAGATTCACTATTCTTTTAGACACTGGTAAAACATCAGATTTCTTAGTTAATGAAATTTCTGATCTAGAAGAAGCATTAAGTCAAGCAGCTGAAAAAAATAACGATGCTAAAGGTGAAGAAGAAGGCGGAGACGTTAAAGAATCTAATGAGATTTCAAGAAATCTAAATAAATCTGCACTAAGCGAAGAAGAGCAAAAAGCTTTATTGAAAACATTTGCAGATGGACACGGATTTACTAAGGCACCTAAAGGTGAAGGTGTCGAGATCGAAATGGAATTAGATCACATGCACGGTTACAATATAACTGTAAATGAGGCTAAAGCTAAAGCAGATGCAATGGCAAAAGCACCAGGTAACAATAAGAAAGAAAAAGCTAAAGTTGAAGGTGAAGATCTTTTAGATGACAAAGCACCAGAAACTAAAGATAAAACTGATTTTAAAGGTGAAGATGCAGACGGTAAGAATAAAGAAATAGGATACAACATTAGAGAAGGTGCAGAAGCAGAAGGCGATATGGCAGAAGCTCCAGAATCAGGTAAGAATGCTAAAGAGACAAAGCACGTAACATCTTTAGATAAATTCATGAATTTGGCAGAAGCTCCTGGAAAAGAAGGCGATATTGATTTCGAGGTAAATGACGAAATTGGATATAACCTAGACGAATCTGACGATTTAAAAAAAAACTAAGCCGTAACTTCTATTTCGCTCCTAAAGCAGAAAATCAAAATGCTCCAGGGAAAGAATTCGTAGATTCCTCAGTAGGTAAGCTAAGTAAAGCACCAACTGGTAAAGAACAGGAGGAACAAGAAGAGGAAGAGGATACTAAGGAAGATTCTAAATAATATTAAAAACCAATGGAGAACGTAGATAACCTACGTTCTCTTTTTTTTGAAATAATTTATCTTTTTTCTACTAGAAAGAAGTACACAAACCTTAAAAAAATATAAGAACTAATGACAAAAGAATATGTTAAAAATAGTGAACTTATTGTCGCTGTTATAGAATCAAAAAAATTAGGTAAGCTAACACCTGAAACTATAAGGATGTTTAACATGATGATAAATGGTATATCCAAAAAAATGGCTTATAAAGATCCTGAGGATAAAGAAGATTGCATGGCATTTGCTATGGAAGATCTTTGTAAATATTGGGACAGATTTAATCCAGAAAAATCTAATAACCCATTTGCTTACTTTACCCAAATAGCTAAGAATGGATTTGCAAAAGGTTGGAAAAAGTTACATCCACCAAAGAGTCCTAAGATGATACCATTCAGTTATATAACTGGCGACGATAACTCATATAACGTTTAATCCAAATCTTCATGACTGATATAAAGAAGGTAAAACCTAATGGCGATTATAGATCTGGAAAATTTCAACCATCTAAGCCAGAAAAGTATATTGGAGATATCCACAATATAATATACAGATCTTCCTGGGAATCCCGTTTTTGTGTCTATTGTGATACTAACGATTCTATATTAAAATGGAGTTCTGAACCAATTGCAATTAAGTATTTTAATCCTATGGATAAAAAAGATCATGATTATAATGTAGATTTCTATATAAAGGTGCTTAAAGAATCTGGGGAGGAACAGGAATGGATTATTGAAATAAAGCCAGAAAGACAAACTCAAAAACCCATATACGAAGGAAGTATGACCCTTGCTAAGTTAAAGTCATATAACCATAGCATGCAGGTATGGATAACCAATCAGGCAAAATTCAAAGCAGCAAAGGAGTGGGCAGAAAAAAGAGGATTTAGATTCGGCGTGGTTGATGAAAAATTCTTATTCAAAAGTAAATGACCTATTCAGAATTAGTATTAGAATATAAAAAAAAATTCAGTAGTGTTACAGATCTTGTAAAAAATACTGACTATATATTTACCAAGAAGTATTTCAAAGATGGTGACTCTGAAAAGAAATTCTCGCCACCATTCATTCCTGGTGAAATATATTCTTTCCCCTATCCAACTGATAGTAAAATCACGGACAAAAGAAAGTTTATTGATAGGAATCCCATAGTGTTATGCACAGATTCTTATAAGACAAAAGAAAATGGTGTTATACTTTCAGGTATAGATCTAATAGTAACCCCACCTGAATATAGAATAAAAATCTTAGACAATATCTATAATAACTTCACTAGTATAATAGAAAAAAATCAGAATCATTACACAAAAGGTGGAGCAATAACCCCATTACCTTTAACAAAGGAGAACCTTAAAAAAATGCTTCTTGGTACAGGTTATGAGTCTGCAGTTTTTGGATTTAAGACATCATTCATCAGGGATCTTCACATTTTGGACCTTGACGATTGGTATAAATTGCCATATCTTAGAAAGTCCCAAGTAGATGGCTTAGATATAGCGGGGATATATAATGAATATCAATCGAAATTAATTTAAGTTTCGTAACTAGAATAACTAAAATATACTAAATGGCCGGTTTTGTAGATAATAATGATCCATCCCAATCCCCTGTTATACAGAGGATTAGAGAATCTGTGAGAAAGCTAAGTACTTTTGGTATGAAGTATGATGACATGGTCATTAGAAATTCCCAAGCAGTTGGTGTAACCGAAGCTGCGTTCTTAAATAAGAATAAGGCTAATATAGAAGACGAAAGCATGCTTTGGACGTTAGCAAAGCAAGATATCACTACAAGACAATTCATTTCTTACTTTGACAAGGACTATAAGGGAAAAAGAGATTATCTGAGAAAGTTTTCACTTAACCCAGAAATAGAATGGGTCCTTGATACGATATGTGACGAGGCTATATCTTATGATCCTGCTAACTTTTTTGCATACCCAGACTTTATTGATATAACAAACATCAACGAGAAGCTTAAAGATGACTTATATGAGAATTACAAAAAGCTTTATGATATATGGGGATTCAGTGACGATATAACTGGCTGGCAATATTTCAGACAGTTTTTAGTTGATGGGTTTTTATGCTTTGAGATAATTTATGATAATGACGGTAAATATATTGTAGGATTTAAAGAATTGGATTCGGTTACTCTTGTTCCGTCTGTGGAGAAACAAATAGATGGCACCTTTATTAATACTTGGACACAATTTCCGCAGGATCCTAAAAGAAGAAGAGTACTTTACGATCCGCAGATAATTTATATCTCATATGCTAAAGGAAATTCAATATCTAGAGTAAGCTACATCGAGAGATTGATCAGACCTTATAATATTCTAAGAATTATTGAATACACTAGAATTATATGGTCAGTAATGAATTCGTCATTCAGATTAAAAATGACAGTTCCTATTGGTACTAAATCACCTCAAAAAGGTATGCAAACATTAGGAGAACTAATGAGCATCTATAAGGAGGACATTCAGCTAAATGATGATAGTGGAGAATTATTAGTAGACGGTAAACCTAAGATACAGTTCTATAAGAACTATCTAATGCCTTCCGGAGTTAATGGGACACCTACTATTGAACCTGTCAATACTGAAGGTCCTAACCTGAATGACCCTGCTCCTCTATCGTATTTCTTTGATAAATTTGTACAAGAATCTAAAGTTCCGCCTTCGAGATTTCATACCCCAGATGGAGGTAACACTTCCCCGTATTCTAACGGTGCAGAAGGATTAGACAAAGAGGAAATAAAATTTTCTAAATTTGTTGAAAGATTAAGATCAATATTCCAGGAGATATTAACTAAGCCACTTTGGATTCAAATGGCTAAGAAATATACTCATTTGGAAAAAGACTTCATGTTTAAAAGTCAATTAGGGCTTGACTATTTTTCTGATAATCCATTTAAGATCAATCAAGAAATGGACGTGATAAACAAAAGAAAAGAATCTGTTACTGCTATGTCTGGATTAGTTGGGGACGAAGAAAAACCATATTTCTCTACTGCATTTCTTATTGAAACATTCCTTGGTATGTCTAGACAAGATATCATTGCAAACAAGGAAGCCATGGAGAGAAAAGAGAAGGAAAAGAAAAAGGCGGAGAAGAAAGAAGGCGGAGAGAAGGGTGAAGAAGGGGAAGAAAAAGCACCAGAGGTAACATTATAAAAATAAGAAATGGCAGGATTTTTAGATTTTTTAAGACCTAACGAGTCAGCTCTAGGCAACATAATAAGGAACCTCGGGAAGGTTTCCAAGTTTGGTATGCAGTATGACGATATGGTCGTTAGAAACTCTCAGGCTATAGGTAAAACTGAAGGAGCTTTCTCTCAGCAAGGAACTGGGTTTACTCAGGATGATGCTTTCTATTGGACAGCTTCCTATCAGGATACTAAGGTAAGAAAATATATTGCTTATTTTGATAAGGATTATATAGAAAAAAGAAACTTCTTAAGAAAATTTTCACTAAATGGAGAAATTGAATTTATACTTGATACTATTACAGACGAATCTATCACATACGACGATAGAAATTATTTTGCTAATCCTTCTTTCGTTAATCTAGATATTAAGGAAAAGGTAAAGGATAAGATAGCTGATCATTATAACAGGATTTATAATGTTTTTGGCTTTCAGAATTCCATACTAGGATGGCAGTATTTTAAACAATTCCTAATCGATGGATTTCTTGCTTTTGAGATTATCTACGATAACAAGGGTAAGGAGATAATAGGGTTCAAAGAATTGGATGCTTCTTCACTTCAGCCAGCGGTTGAAAAAATTGGGGAAAACGAATATCAGCAATTCTGGATTCAATACCCTAAGAATCCGCAGATGACTAGAAAGCTTACAAATGAGCAGATCGTCTATATTTCTTATGCTAAAGGAAACAGCGTATCTAGGGTTAGCTATATCGAGAGATTAGTTAGATCGTATAACATACTTAGAATCATGGAAAATTCCAGGATAATCTGGAATGTTATGAATGCTTCATATAGACTTAAATTTATCATACCCACGGGAAGTCAATCTCCACAAAAGGCTATGCAAACTTTAGGACAGCTAATGTCAAACTATAAGGAAGATATTGCAATTAATGACGCATCAGGGGAATTAACAGTTAATGGGAGGCCTAAGGTTCAGTTTTATAAAAACTACCTATTTCCTGAACAGAATGGGCAATCCCCTCAAATCGAGTCTCTTAATCCAAGCGGACCTGATTTCAACGTTATGGATAATGTTCTTTATTTCTATAACAAGCTTAAAATGGATTCAAAGATACCTTATGCTAGGTTTGCTTCTAGAGCTTCTGGACCTGTTAATTATCAGACAGGCATAGATCAATTGGAAAGAGATGAAATAAGATTTGAGAAATTCCTAAGAAGATTAAGGTCAATATTCCAGGAGATACTGGTAAAACCTTTATACATTCAGATGTGTTTAGATTTTCCTGAACTATCTAGAGATAGAAGCTTTAAAACAAATCTTGGCTTAGATTTTCATAGGGAGAGCGAATTCGAAGAGATGGTTCAACTAACCAATTTTTCTAAAAGAAGTGAATTCATTAAAGGCCTAGGAGAGCTTAAGGTTAAAGCTGGTGAAGAGGAAAAAGCATATTTTGATAATGATTACCTTATACAAAGATATCTTGGATTAACTCCAGACCAATTAGCAGCTAACGAATCTTACAAGAAAAAAGAGGCAAAAGAAGCTCCTAAAGCTGAAGGTGCTGAAGGTGAAGCTGCTCCAGCTGAAGGTGAGGAAGGGAAAGCACCAGAGGTAACTTTATAAGTATTACATTAATACAGCTTATAGTCGCTTATAAGCGATCCTACCCACTATATCAGCATAACACCTTCAATATATTGTATGGATCAATACAGTATGGTTAAAATGCGAAATATGGGATATTAAATATCCAGTGGCATTATAATAATTTCTTTTCCGAAAATACCTTGAATAATTTTTTTTAACCGTTATCATTTCATATATTTGTAAAAAATATACAATATATGAAATTTGACGAAACGGTAAACAACATTAAGATTCTAAAATTACTAGAATCACTAACAGGCGATGGCTCACAAAAAGCAAAACAGTTATTAATTAGGGAGTCTATAAATCCCAAGATGGAATATATCCTGGATACGTGCTTCAATCCTTTTGTTACCACTAAGCTTCATAAGTTAAATTTTCTAGCCCAGAGTAAAGAGCATAATCCTAATTTATGGGAGGAGTTTAAAGATTTGGTTGAGGATTTAAAGAAAGCACCCGCTGCAAACGATTCGCTAAGATCTAGAGCGGAAACATTATTATCTTCTAAATTATCAGAGGTTGAAAGCGAAGACGAAGAACTCCGCAAGACTCTTATGAAGATATTAACCAAGAGAATGAACATAGGGATTGGAGCAAAGCTAATTAATAAGGCACTTTCTAGAGAACTAATTCCGGATCCTTCCTTAATGCTAGCTACTGATGATCACTCAACAATCGATAAATGGGACAAAATTTATTGTGAGGAAAAATATGATGGAGTACGTGTTATCGCAGTATATAAAAATGGCGAGATAACATATTTTACCAGAGCATTCAATGAGCTTAATGCCTCTTGCTTTCCTAAGATAACTTTCGATTTAAAACTTTGTATGATAAACTCAGGCTTATCGGGTAATTGGTTTTTCGATGGCGAATTAACGGACTTAAATAGAAAGTCAGTTAGTGGTAAGGTTACACAAATACTAAAGGGAACAGCCAGTGTTAATATAGAGAGCGGATTCCTATTTAATGTTTTTGATTTCGACGAACTTGTAACCCTAGATAAAGGATCGGGTGTTTTAGAGTACATTGATAGAAGACACACTTTAGAAAAAATTACTAGTGGATTATCGGATGACTCTCCAGTTAAGCTGGCTCAGATGTGGGAGCTTTCTGATCCTGGTGAAGTACCTGCAATTTATAAAAAGATCGTAGATCTTGGCGGTGAGGGTGTCATCTGTAAAGACAACGGTGCTTATGAATGCAAAAGATCCAAATCTTGGGTCAAGTTCAAAGAGGTTAATGAATGTGACCTTGAAATT